GTGCAACAGTCAGAATTGATTACGATTGCGTAAGTGTTTATAGCAATGATTTAGAAATATGTAAATCATTAGAGTCTTTAGCGCCTAGTTCAGTTCATTATTCAGAGATAAAAGTAGAGGGTGACGTGGGCGTTCTGTTGCGTAATAACCCAAAACATAAATTTAGGACATATTTTAGAAGCAAAACAGTTCCAGACGGGTTTCATATAGAACTTGAGAACTTTTTACAACAGTATGGTAAATCAGCATACCCCACTGGAAGTTTGAAAAAATGGCTAAAAACAACAGGACCAGCGACATGGCGCCTACGTTATTTAGACGCTTGTTTTTTCATCGACTATGACAGCGAAGCCTTTTTGTCAGTACTTGCATTGAATTTTGGTGAATATTTGGGCAAAACCTATAAAGTAGAACAGCGATAGCTATTTTGATAAATACTCTATTAATGGAGTATTTACCATGGCTAAAATCGTAGAAGATGTACTAGTTATAAAATTCAGTAAAATTGTCAAAGATAATGATTCTGGCACAGCTGGAATTGCGGTAGCTGAAGTTCAGTCCGCTCTTGAACAAGTAGCCCAAGAATTAGTGGGTGATTCAGTAGTAGTAGAAGTGGTGCAAGCATAATGTCTCAGGCTACTACACTTATTCTTTTATCTCAAACTCCCTTTGGATCAGGTCCAAATATTACAGGCACCAAACAGACCGCTGCCTCTTATTATTTAGGAAAAAGCGATTTACAAACACTTACTTGGAACTTTACCAACGTAACTGCTACAGTTGTTGTGCAGGCAAGTTTGTCAGAGAACCCTACAAATACAGATTGGTTTAATGTTTATACGTTAAGTCCTAGTTCTACAACTGAATTGGGATATTATAATTTATCTGGTAATTTTGTTTGGTTGCGAGTTAATATTACTAACTTTACTACAGGTGTCATTCAGTCAATAAAGGTAAGCTACTAATGTCAACTTTAATTTCAGAAGGTGGAAATGTTGTTCCTGATGCGAAGCCTGTAACAAGAAAAAACGTATCTACCGTCGTTAGTAATTTACAAAAATTAATGCCTAAGGGAATTAATGTCTATCCTATTGGAAGTGCAGGTAAAAAAGATGTAAGTAGCGATATGGATGTTTTAATAGATGCTGCAGAATTAATGGCTGTTTTTCCATCAAAAGAACTTAAACTCAGTCGTAAAGCATTGGAAGAATATTTCCAATCAAACGGAATGTTTGCTGCAAGATCAGGTGTTAGTGTGCATGTAGGGGTTCCAACAGGTGAAGGTAATGATGTCACACAAGTAGACATTATGGCAGTAGAAAATGCAAGAGATGTCGTACCATTACATACGCATGATTATAGTAAAGATGCTAGCATGAAAGGTGGCACGTTACATGGTATATGGGCTGATTTAACAAATATGAGTTCACTTCCTGAACATCCTAGTTTGATGATGAGTCCATACAAAGGACTTGTTGATCGTCAGACGAAAGAATTAATTACAAGCAACAAAGATCAAATAGCAAAAATAATAATTGGACCTAATGCTAGTGCTGACGATATGGGTAGTGTGCATTCTATTCTAGCAGCATTAAGAAGTAATCCAGAAAAATATAAAGCTATCAAAGATAAATGGGCACCAAACATAGAATTAAGTGAGGATATTCGTAGTTGGTTCCGTCGCACAATGGACATGTTAAAATGAGAATAAGTGCATTACTAGAAGCTGCAGGACAGGTAGGTCGCAAATATCAACATATTGAGGATCTAGTAATAGCCAACGGTAGTCATGGTGGATTACATGCTGTAGAACGTATGCGTGACATGGCTGAAAATTATGGAACAATAGAATTAAAATGGGACGGAATGCCTGTGGTATACTGGGGGCGTGATGATAACGGTACATTTTATATGATACCCAAAAATGCATGGCAATATTTAAAATCAGGTACAATGCAAACTAAAGCAGGTGCATCTACATTGACTAAAAGTCCACAAGATGTGATGAATTTTATATTAGGCACAGGTGGACAAGCAGATGCTAGCCGCACACAGTTTGCAAAACAGTTTGCAAGCTTATGGCCTTATTTTGAACAAATAAGCCCACAAAGAGGTTTTATAGAAGGTGGATTACTTTTTTATCCTGGTGCACCGCCGGTGTTTAATCAAAAAACGAATACTTATGATTTTAAACCTAATATAACAACTTTTCATGTGCCTGCAGATAGTGAATTAGGTAAGCGTATTGCAAATGCTAAAGTGATGGTTGCTGCTACTGGTTATTATGATGCGATCGGAAGTGCTGATGAAACAAGATATGAAGATGCAGACCAACTTTCAACACAAGAGGTAATTGTTCAAGGTACTACATACGCCGAATCAATGCCGGGAGTAGACACAACCGGATTAGATAGACTTGCACAATTTATAAGCACGAACGCACAAAAAATAGATAACTTTTTAGCACCAAAGCCAGGAATGAATAATCCAGGTGGTGAGTTATATAATTATTTAAATCAGCATTTGAGAACATCAGGCTTAGTTAGAGATTTTCCAAATTGGGCACAAAATAATTTAAGTGCAAAAAAAGCACAAACAATGTTAGCAGACAAAGCAGGATATGAAGCAACGTTGGGAGCAGTAGAAGCATTAACTAATGAGAAGATGAAAATAATACAATCATTGAGTTTAGGATTGCATGGTGGTATAATGCAAACTAAACCAGAGGGCTATGCACAAGCACACCCTGAAATTAATTTCAAGTATGCGTTGCCCGGACAATTTTTAAAACTAATAGACCAACTTAATTGGCAACCGAGAAAATTATGATACAGCGTACAGGAAAAAGTAATACAGCAGTAGTGGGATGGGGTCGTGGTATGGGACATAAAGGTCACATGCTATTGGCTAGAGCAGTTATTATACAAGCACAGAATATGGGTGCTGATCCATACTTTTTTGTTAGTCGTACAGTAGGTGCAGACGATCCATTATATCCTGAAGAAAAATTATATATCTATAAGAAAGTTTTTCCTAAACAAGCAAATATCTTTCAAAGTGCAACCGATGAGATACCTGATATTAATAGATTAATGAGAACACTAGCAGAGTTAGGTTATAAGAATGCAGTGTTAGTAGTTGGTGCAGATCAAGTTAAGGCATTTCAGTATCTAGTTGGACAAGATAAAGCAGGCAACGTAGTTTACAAAACATTAGGTTTAGAAAATTTAAGTGTGATAAAACGCCAAGACGTTGATGATGCAGCACAAGCAGAAGAGGGACCAAGGGCAACTCCAATGCGTGAAATTCTTAAAGATCCAAACGCAAGTGATGAACAGAAGTTTGAAGTATGGCGAGATGCTATGCCAGACGCACTTAGCGATAACGAAGTGTTAGCATTAATGCAGAAAGCAAGTCAGCGTATGGGAGAGTTCAAACCAGCAACTAAAAAGGCAAAAATCAAAGAGTTTATACAACGTGTTCGTCCTATGCTCAAAGAAGCCAATGTAGAGCAAAAAGTAAAAATACTTAAATTGATAAAAGAATCTATACAAACAATTTCTACTAAAGATGTTAAAGAAGGAAACGTTATTTTTGGATCTGACTTAATTGACGTTTTTATAAAAGGTAAACATAATAAAAAAGAATTCACATATCCTATTGCCAAAGCTATTCCAAATAACGAATTAGATAAAATTATTAAGTTATTGATTACCAAATATAATGTAAATCCAAATGCAATAATTTATGGTCCTAGTAAGGATAAAAATGTTAAAGAGGGAGAGATTTTACAATTTAAAAGGCCTGAACAAAGGCAATTAACTTATAAAGACCTACCACCAAAAGTTTTAAAATTAGCAAATGATTGGTTTTGGCAAGAGGAAGATAGTATGGGCCTAGATGCTGTGATGGACCCTAAAGGATTTGGTAGTGGTCCTAAAAATGCTATGCAACATACATCTGCAATACTTCAAACATTAGGTTGGAAAATTGGTTGGGATGACGAATACGATAATATTGTTTTAACTAACAAAAAAGGTCAAAGCGTAATGTTACCATCAATGGATGCTTATGATTTTACAGGATGGGCTGAAGGTTCAAATGCAGATTTAAGAGAAACTGAAGAACCATTTAACTTACCTAACCGTCATACTATGGATTATGGTATGCGCAAGGCAATGATCCATAGACTAGCAAAAGCGACGGATTATGATGTTAGTGATCTTAGCTTAGCTAGTGATGAAGAATTATCGGATCTTTACAAACAGATTTTTCCTGACGAACCTATAAATGAAGATTATCTCGACGAAAAATAATTTACAATGATATTCCTCATGTAAATAATAGTACATTTTCATGAGGATAAAATGGCTAAGAAAAAACAAACACAAGAAGAAGCTACTATACCTGTAGAGCAGGTACAAGAAGCAATTCAAGAAATTCAAGAACAAGACGCTCCTGCAGCGCCCGCTCAAAATCAAGTACAGGTTAATGTAGACTTTCTAAAAACTACCCGTGTACACATAGCTATGCCATGCTATGGTGGTATGTTAACAGAGTCCACATTTATGAGTTTCATTAAATGGGCAAATACTGCTCGACAGTTGGGAATCGATTGGACATTAGAAACAATGGTCAATGAAAGCCTAATCAGCCGCGCACGTAACACACTAACTGCTAAATTCCTAGATCAAGCAGAATCAACACACTTATTCTTTGTTGATGCTGATATTGGTTGGGAGCCATGGCATTTACTAGTATTGTTGAACCGTGACAAGGATGTTATCGGTGGACTTTATCCCATGAAGACTATGCCAATCAAGTGGGTAGTCAATGGATTTGAGGGTGCAGAAGAAGGTCCAGACGGACTACAGGAAGTTAGTAAAGCAGGTACTGGTTTCTTGTTGATGAAAAAGCATGTATTTGAAAAATTAAATGTTCATCCTGCAGTTAAACAGTACAAGAACGACATTGGACTTGATCCAAAATATGATAAGTATCTAAAAACTTACTTTGATACAGCAGTTCGTCAGAATCGCTACTATAGTGAGGACTGGACTTTCTGTGAAAACTGGCGTGATTTAGGTGGTAAGGTTTACGTAGATAAGCGTGTTCTGTTACGTCACAGCGGTGCATACGTGTTCTGTATGGAAAATCAACAGCACTTGTTGAACACAATTGGACCTATGTATGTGCAAGAGCAACAGGCACAAGCAGCACAACAAGCTGCTCAGCAAGCAGCTCCAGTAGACGTTGGTCAACCTAAAACTACAAAGAAAAGTAAAAAGACAGCATAAATTACACTGTCATTAAATACCAAGGGCTATAGCAGAACTCTGTTATAGCCCTTTTTTGATAAATACTGTATGAACCTTAAGGAACTAGCTAATTTTAAACTGCATGACGCAGTATTTTTTCACGACCAACTAAATCCAGTGATTTTTTTGGGAGATAAAATGCGTCCTGAAGTAAGGAAGCAACTAATTTTAATAGCAGAAGATTTTGTAGATTACTTAGGTATCCCCCATTTAGAAGTGTCAGATGTTACATTATCTGGTTCTAATGCCGCTTATTCATACACAAAACATAGTGACATAGATTTACATGTTTTGGTTGATATTAGTAAAATGAACAATGACGTTATATACCGTGAGTTATTTGACGCTAAAAAAACAATTTATAACGAAAATCATGACATACAGATTGGTGGATATGATGTTGAACTTTACGTACAGGACAGTAATCAACCTCATATAAGTTTGGGTGAATATAGCGTACTAAACGATGAATGGTTAAGACTTCCAAAAAAGCATAGAGCCAATTTAGATCAGGCTGCAACGAGATTAAAATTTAATAAACTAGCACGTTTAGCAGAGCTGGCACTTAAAAATGAAGATGAAAAACGCATCAACGATTTATTACGAACAGTTAAAAAATATAGACAAGCTGGACTAGACATGCATGGTGAGTTTGGTCCTGAAAATTTGGCATATAAAGCATTACGTAGTAAAGGCATTTTAACAAAATTATATGATAAAATAAATCAATTGAAAAGTGAAAAATTAAGTTTGCCGGAAGAAGAAGAAAATTTATTGGATAAGCCAACTCTAACATTACGTAAACTTGCAAGTAAACATCACGTATTAATGCAAGATTTATACCAACAACTTAAAAAAGGAATAAAAGTTGAGATGGAGCATACAAATCACCCATCTTTAGCAAAAGAAATAGCACTGGATCATTTAAATGAAAATCCATATTACTATGACGAATTAAGTAAGGTTGGATTAGAAGAAGGAGCTAGTGGTTATATACCTAGTCCTAAACAAAAAAACGATCCAAGATACAAAACTGGATTAACAGTAGATATCAACCCATATAGCATACAAGACAATGCTAAGAAATTAGGAAGTAAGATAAGCAGGGCTGGCATACCACCCTTACTAAGACCATAATAATTATAAGGAACGATTATGAGTAACATAATAACATCAGGAACAACATTTCAAAATGATTTGAATGCAGCAAATATTGCAGCTGCCACATCTCGCCAACAAGCAAATATTGCGACTGTAGCAGCACAAAGTGCTAATGCTTCTGCAAGTTTAGCTGGATCATTCGCACTTGCTGCTAATAGATCAGCAATTCAAGCTGGTAACTCAGCATCACTAGCTGCAGTCTACGCTAATACTGCAAGAACTGCAAACACAATCGCACTTACAAGTGTTACTAATTCTCCTGCAGGAAGTAACGGATGGGTACAATTTAGGTCTGGTAATGTATTTAGTGGGTCAAGTAATTTTACTTTTTTAAACAACCAACTTGTTGTAAACGGTACTATTAATTCTGTTAATGAAAATATATTAGGTAATTTAAGTGCTAGTAATGTAACAGCGTTTTCAGGAAATATATCAAATTTACGAGCAAATAGTATAAGTGTCTTTGGTAATGTTACAGGTAGTTTTGCAGGTTTTTCAACACTTAGTGTTTCTGGAGCAATATTAGGTAATGGACAAAGTTTAACTGGAGTAGCACCTCTTAACAATCCAGTATTTACAGGAGTTCCAATTGCCCCTACACCTGGCTATAATACTTATGGAAATCAAATAGCTACAACTGCATTCGTTATAAATCAAATTGCTAATTTTACTGGTATAACTGGTAGTACATTTAGTGTCACAGGAAATATCACATCTGCACAAAACATAGTTGCTACTGTAGGTATGACTGCAACAGGTAACATCACAGGTGGAAATTTAAGAACAACTGGTTTGATCACCGCAACAGGAAGTATTACTACAGCAGGAAATCTACTTGTTGGTGGTATAATTCAAACTAATAGTAATGTAACTTTTGGGAATATTACAAGTGCAGGCAATGTAATTGGAGCCAATTTAAGAACAACTGGATTAATGAGTGCAACTGGCAACTTAACATCAGGTAATGTTATAACTGGAAATGTAACTGCAATGGGTATTGTTCAAGCAACAAATGCGAACGTAGCCAATAGTTTAAGTGTTTCAGGTGGAATTAAACAAAATCAATTTACCAAATTAGGTACCTCAGTAGGTCAACCAGGACAAATAGTTTGGGATACAAATTACATTTATGTTTGTACCTCAACAAATACTTGGAAACGTGTGGCGCTTTCATCATTTTAATTAGGTAATTATGTCAACTACAGCAAATACAGAAGCAATCATTGCAAGACAAGCAGCAAACATAGCATTAACAGCAGCCAATACTGCACAAATCGCTGCCTCACAAGCAGCGGCTGCAGCTAGTCAAGGGCAAAATGTTACTAACATAACCGTAGTTAATCCACCGGCAGCAGGTATTCCAGGATCATTACAATTTGCAAGCACTTCAAATCAGTTATCAGCTAGCCGTAATTTAGTATTTGATCAAAATTCATCTAATTTAGAGATATCAGGTAATTTAAAAGTCCAACAAGTTATTGAAACACAAACATTGCAATTAAGGAGTGCTGTAGCAAATGGAAATATAAGAGCTGAAAGACTAATCGCAGCCTCAATTGAATCTTTGGCTAATTTACAAGTAGCAAATCGTGTAACAGCAAATTTAGTTTTTGCAAATACTTTTGTCGGTGACGGTGGTAATTTAACTGGAATATTAAAACCAAATAATCCTACACTTACTGGTAACGTATCTGTCCCTAATATTTCACTAAGTGGTCCTCTTCAAGCTCCGGTACCTTTAAGATTACTTACAGATTCACTAAATTTAAAGGCTAACATTAATAGTCCTAACTTTACAGGTAATCCAACGGCGCCAACTTTAACAAATGTTTCAAGTTCAAGTAATTCAATTGCAACAACAGCGTTTGTGCAACTAGTTGCCAACACAAAAGCAAATTTGTCAAACGTGACGCTCACAAATGTAAGTTTGGTTGGTAATATTTTGGCACCCACACAACCTTCTTTTACCAGCAACAATACAGTAGCTACAACAAGTTTTGTTCAAGCACAAAAAATAAACTTAAATTTGTCAGGAATACCAACAGCACCAACACCAAATGCAAATGCAGTAGCAAATCAAATTGCAACAGCTGGTTTTGTAAGAAGTACAGGAGCACCATGCGTAATTCTGAGTAGACGTGGTGGTTCAACTGTAACATGGAATCAAAATATTTGGCAAACTATTCCGTTCGATACTTTTGATAGAAATACAATTGGTGCAGTTATTGATGGAAACTCATTTGATTTACCAGCAGGTACCTATGTTTATGAAACTAATGTTAATGTAGTTCCTAATGGAACTATTACACAAATTTACATGCGTTTACAAAACGTAGATACTAATTTTACTATACAAAATATTTCAGTTGGAAGAACAATAGGTGTAGGGCAATTTACTTTATCAGGTTTAACGACGTTGGCAATTCAAGTAAACGGTAGTATCACAGGGGTCGTTACTCCGCAATTTACTTTACCAATTGGTCAAGGATATCAACAATCGTATATTCAACTTTTTAAAGTAGCATAATAAGGAAATAAAATGGCAACAAAACCAAGTCCGTATACATTTATAAACGACACAGATGGGTTAGGCAATACCGCCAATGTCATAAGTGTACAGCAGAACGCAAACAATACAAACACACTTGTTGCTACATACCTACAGAATAATTTAGATAATAATCCACAACTACAAATCTTAAATAGTGCTGGCGGTGCAAACGGACAGATTCAATTTAATAACGCACGTGGGTTTGGTGGTAGTAGTAATTTAACTTATACAGAATCAACATCACGACTACAATTGCGTGGTAATTTATATGTTACTGGAAATCTATTTGCTAATATACAAACTAACCTTAACAATTTTCACTTATCAGGTGGGGCCAACGGACAGGTTTTAACAACGGATGGTGCTGGTAATGTACGTTGGGTAGATCCTGATCCAAACGTAGCTGGTTCTATCTATAATGGCAACAGTAATGTTATTGTACATAGTAACGGTAATATAACATTTAGTAGTAACAGTGTTGCTAACGTAGTCACAATATCTAGCACACAAGTTAATTTAGGAAATGTTTCTAAGATAAAAATAACAGGCGGTAACGCAAATAATTATTTGACTACTGATGGTACAGGTAATTTATTTTGGGCAGATGATATCCCAATATACATAGGTAATTCTGCTCCTAATTTACCACAAGGTCATTTATGGTTTGATAGTGATGAAGGTCGTGCCTATATTAACTACGATGGGAATAGTTGGGTAGATTTAAGTCCTGCTGTATTGCCTAATCCTGACATGTCTGCTAATACTATTACTTTCCCAGACGGAACAGTATTAACAACTGCAACAGGTATAGGTTATGGAAACAGCAATGTTGCAGCATATTTGCCAACCTACAGTGGCAACGTAAGTGCTAATTTCTTTATTGGTAAAGGTTCAAGTTTATCCAACATCACTGGAGCAAATGTTACAGGCACAGTGGCAAATGCAACTCATGCAAGTACAGCTAACACAGTTACAACTGCAGCACAGCCGAATATTTCAAGTTTGGGTACATTATCATTTTTAAGTGTAGCTGGTAATGTAAATGCATTAGCTAATATTCATGCTGCATATTTTAAAGGTAATGGTAGTCAATTAACAGGTGTGACTGTTTCTACTGCAGCAACAGTTACAACAAATGCTCAACCTAACATTACGAGTGTTGGTAATTTATCTAGTCTTAGTGTTACTGGTAATATTCGTGCAGCAAATTTAATTATAACTGCAAATACTGAATCTATATCACCTAGTTCAGGATCAATTCAAACAGCAGGTGGTATAGGCGCACAAGGTAATATTGTAGGAAATAATCATTTATATGTTGGTCCAGGTGCAAGTTTAACTGCATTTAATAATCCTGTAATTGTTGGTAAACAAGTTGGTGCTGATTACATACAAGCGTTAATAATAAATTCTAGTGACACAGGTTCAAGTGATTGGGTAGCACAAGCCGATAATGGCACAGACAGTGGTGGTTGGATAGACATGGGTTTCACTAGTTCTGCCTTTAATGATGCTAATTACACGATCACTGGTCCTAATGACGGATATATTTTTGTACAGGCACAAGCTGGTAGTTATGGTGGTAATTTAGTTTTAGCCACTGGAGATACAGGTAACACTAATGATATAATATTTGCTACTGGTGGATTTCAAACAGGCAACATATTTGGTAGAATTAACCACTCTTTGCAAACTTTTCAAATCACAGCTAATACAAACTCATCAAATACTACTACAGGTGCTTTAACAGTTGCAGGTGGAGTAGGTATTAGTGGTAATCTATTTACAGGAAATAACATAAGTGCAACCGGTAATATTACCGGTGGTAATTTATTCACAGGAAATAATGTAAGTGCGACAGGCAACATATTAGGTGGTAATCTAAGTGTAACTGGTAATGTTGTGGGTCAAAATTTATCGCTTTATTTTCTTGAAGCATATGCAAATGAAACTTACACCTTACCAGGTAGTTTTACTGAAGATCCTTGTAGATACAGCGTTGTGAGCAGTAATGTCAATGTATCAAGTGCGTGGTTCAATACTTCAACTTATACATTCACACCACAGAAGGCTGGTTACTGGGAAATCACTGCCAGTTATGATGTTTATAGAAATTCTGAAGCAAGTCTGGCGATTAAGAAAAATCTCGACATTGTGGCTGCGGCCGGTAGTTTCAATGCAGTGGCCCAACAGGTAACAAAAATCATCTATCTAAATGGTTCAACTGATTATATAAACATTATTAATGTTGGTGGGGCAGCACTTTCAAGGGCCCAATATGATAGTAGGTCTTGGTTCCAAGCACGATGGGTAGGCGCATAAGTATTGTATGATTATACTTTATATAAAATTATTATAAATATAACCAAATAACTTACTCTAAATAATAATAAATTTTTATAAGTTATACACAATGATTAAACATAGACCTGCAAACACAAGAAAACATATGAATGTTGGATGGTTTGAAACATATCGTTCATTTAGCAATAACAGTTACTGGGATACAAACTATATCAATTACTCTATATTAGAGGTAATCAATGATGATAGGGTTCAACCAAGACATTTTGTACCTGTACATCAACATATGGATATGGAAATATTAGGTTATGTTATTAATGGTCCATGCTATCATAACGACAACTTACGCAATATACTACAAGTACCAACAGGCTCAGTTCAACATATGACAGCAGGGTCTGGTATTTGGCATATTGAGGGTAATAATTCAGATAAGCCTATTCGTTATTTGCAGATATGGCTACGCCCCAATAAAATGGGAATACCCCCTAAATATGATGCGTATCAGTTTGATCCTGAGGATAAGCAAGATAAGTTTGCGGCTATCGCTAGCCAAAAGGGTAGCCCCGTCACTATTCAAAGTGATGCCATAGTAACAGCAGGAGTTTTCAGTAAATATCATACTGAAAATCTAGACCCTCAACGTAAATATTATCTGTATATCATCTCCGGGACAGCTACAATTAATGGTAGTGAATCAGTTGAGGGTGACGCATATATGTTTGAACAAGAGAAATTCCTAGAAATATCCAATCCTGACAACAGTGAAATGATACTTTTTAATTTACCGTAACAATGTTACTAAAGCGATAAATATATAATATATGGAATTTATGCTATGAAAATATCCTCTCTATCAGAAACTGTCACACCGAGCAGTACACCAAACGGAAATAATCCAAGTTCAGCTCCGAGATTTGGTCGTGACCCAAAAGTTTTAGAAACTACAGTAGCAGGTAATGTTAGCGGTGGCGAACCAACTAACATGGGAATGCAAACACGAAATAACAAAGGTAGTAATTTACTTAAAGGTATCAAGACTAGCAGGAAA